TAAAGGGTAGAGGTTCGGTGTTACATGGTATTCAGTATTTAAAGGGTTTTAAAATATATATTCATCCGTCACTTAAATATACGATTGAGGAATTTAACACGTACACATGGAAGCAGGATAATAGCGGCAAATGGCTAAACGAGCCGATAGAGGAAAATAACCACATCATAGATGCATTACGCTATTCTGTCGAACGATACCACTTAGGCAAGCGAACGGATATAGACGATAAATACGAAGCATTACAAATATTAGGATTGTAGGAGGTGCATTATGCGATTTTCAGAAGAAAGCAACATACATTACAGAATATCGAGTTTAGACGCATTAACAAACGAAGTACTAGCCGATTTTATCCAGCATCATCAAGATAACCAACGACCACGACTAAAAGTATTACAAGACTACTACAAAGGCAATAACACTCATGTATTACGTGATGAACGAAGGAAAGAAAAACACCTAGCAGACCATCGAGCGACGCATGGATTTGCCGAATACGTGAGTGGATTTATACAAGGCTATTTAGTGGGAATCCCAATAAAGACAAATTACCCAGATGAAACCATCGAGGAGCAAATACGGGAGATCAACCGTATGAACGATGCAGACGAACACAATTCTGAGTTAGTACTCGACCAATCCATCTATGGACGAGCATACGAATTACTATACAGAAACAGCAACGACGAAACACGATTTACAACATCAAGTGTACTCGAAACGTTTGTGATATACGATGAAACGGTCGAAATGAAGCCGGTAGCAGCAGTCAGATACATTTACAACAACCTAACAGAAAAGACGACTGTACACCTTTATACGGACACCGAAATAGTAGTTTATAACTTGGGCGACGGAATGAAACTAAAAGAAAACGACAGAAGTAATCATGCGTTTGGTGACGTACCGATAATAGAATACGCAAACAATAAATTTAGATTAGGCGATTTTGAACGCGTCCTATCACTCATTGACTTATACGACGAAGCACAATCAGATACAGCAAACTACATGACTGATTTTAACGATGCATATTTAAAGATAGTCGGTAACTTAAAACTAGATGTAGAAGATGCCGAGAGAATGAAAGAAAAGCGCATCATCTTTTTACAAACTGAATTAGATGGTGACGGAAAAGCTACAAATGCCGATGCTGATTACATCTATAAAAAATACGATGTCGAGGGTACGGAGAAGTACAAGGACAGAGTCAAGAATGACATACACATGTCTACTCACACTCCGAATATGGATGATGAAAGTTTTGCAGGTACACAATCGGGCGAAGCATTAAAGTACAAATTATTCGGACTAGAACAGAAACGAGCAACGAAAGAACGACTATTTAAGAAATCGTTACGTGACAGATACCGCTTAATCAACAATATTTTAAACATTGCTAGTGAAGGTGGATTTGATGTAAATGAAATAGGCATTACGTTTACACCTAACCTACCAAAGTCACTAAAAGAAGAAATTGAAGCATTTACTAAGTTAGGTGGAGATTTATCTGACGAAACGAAGCTTAGTTTATTGTCGATCGTTGAAAATGTAGATGAGGAACTTGAAAAAATGAACAAGGAAAGCCCACAAATACAAGCAAGCAAAGCTATGTACGAATTCCCAGACAAAGAAGTGAACTAATATGGTGAATAAATATTGGCGGGAACGTGAACTCAAACACATCAAACAACAGAAAAAACTCGATAAGAGACTAGCAGAACGATTACAACGCAAATACATCGAAGTACAAGACGAAATAACGAAAGAGATTAACGCATTTTACGGTAGATACGCTAGTAAAGAGGGTATTACAACAGAAGAAGCTAGAAAACGTGTAGCTCAGATTGATATAGATAAATATAAACGCAAAGCAAAGAAATACGTAAAAGAACGTAATTTTAGCGACCGAGCGAAAGAGGAAATGCGATTGTACAACGTCACGATGAGAACAAGCCGATTAGAGATGTTGAAACGTAACATAGAACTAGAATTGTATAGATTATTTAGCGATGAAGAACACTTTTTATACGAAGAGCTCACGAAACAAGCATATGCCGAATATAAACGCTTATCCGCTATTTTAGGTGAAACGATACACCACAATGAAAAGATGATTAGAAGCATTGTTAACTCGTCATTCCTTAACGCAACATGGAGTGAACGAATATGGGCGAATCAAACAGCATTACGCAATGAGTTGGATACACTATTGAGTCGGGCAATCATACAAGGTAAACACCCACGAGAATTAGCTAGGGATGTACGTAAACGATTTGACGTTAGTGCATACGAAGCCGAACGCATCATGCGAACGGAAAGTGCTAGGGTAATGCAAGACGTATTCCAAGATAGCGCAGAAAAGGCAGGCATAAGGCAATACGAATTTATAGCTGAACACGATGCTTGTCCGATATGCGCCGAATTAGATGGAAAGATATTCGATGTAGATAAAGCCGAAATAGGTGTTAATGCTTATCCAATCCATCCCAATTGCAGATGCTCACAAAGTATGTATATGTCACGTGATGATTGGGATAGGCGGTTAAAAGAAAGGGGATTGTAATGGCTAAAATTAAAGTATGCGATAAAGCATTCGAGAACATAAAAAATAAAGTTGAAGCGATGCAGAAAAAACTAGCTGAAGATGTGCACAAAAGAATGGTGAAAGAAATGGCACTCAGTACACCTTTAATTTACGAAGAATATCCACAGCATGAATCTGTCGAGACTATAAACGAAGATGAACTTGTAGGCTACATCATGAGAAATAATAAAGAGTTGCATTTGACGTACGAAGAAGTCCGAGCTGTACTTGATACTGAAATTGATTTCTTGAAAGAAAAAGGAATCATTAAAGCAGACTGAATAGGAGTGGTAATATGTCAATCGGATCAATTATGGTTACTCTAACGGTCAAGAAAACATTGCTAGGGAGGTTCTATTTCCCGTTTATGATTTTGTTGTGTCGCACTAGATTGTTCAATGAAGAAACCATTGCAAATTTAGCAAATAAAACAATCAATAGACTTACATTGTTCAAAATAAAAATCGGTGATAACGGAAAATGGCAGAAGCTAGAACTTAACGAACACTTTTAGTCTAGGAGGTGATTGCATGGAGCGAGAAGAGAAAAGGATAGCAAGTGAACTGAAGAAAATCCGCATCGAGTTGGAGCAAATGAACAGGCATAAACAGCTTGACTTGACGAAAAGACTGAATCCTGACATTGACATTTCGACATTCGCTAACATCATTAATGATTATGTAGATAAATATCACGAAACAAAGAGAATGTTTGAATAGCAAGGAGTGATTACCATTACCAAATCTATTAATATAGTGGACGTTAAAACAAAGGAACTTATCGCATCGATAGGTGAAGATGACATTATCCTAAAAAACGGTTACGAAGTTATAGAAGCTGAGGAGTAGGAAGTGATCGCTATGTTACGTGTAAATCATAGCGTATCTTAAATGAGGTGTTTTACCTTGCTGATGTTAATCAAATCTTTATTTTGTAGTCACAAATATTCACACGTGAGAAATCTCCATGGTGATGCTATAAATCACTTTGATGGAAAAAGGTCGATTTGGAAATGTAGTAAGTGTGGAAAGTTAAAGTTTGATGATAGTTTGTATAAGTAGGGTTTGTCCTTAGTATGACGTAAAAAGGCTAAAAAATATACTGTACGGGCAATAAACACGCACTGAATGGGCATTGACTGTTCGGGGCTTATTTATGTTTGTGTGACTGTATGGGATAGGAGAATGAGCAATGGAAGATAAAACTAAAGTAGAAGAAACGACAGAAGAAACTGAACAAACAGAAGATACATTTACAAGGTCGGACGTTGATAGAGAAGTAAGTAAAGCAGTAGAAAAGGCTATTCAAAATCAACGTGCAAAGTGGGAAGAAGAAAAAGCAAAAGAACTCGAAAAGGCTAAGAATGAAGCTATCGAATACGCAAAAATGACACAAAAGGAAAAAGAAGAGGCTGAACTTAATAAACGCTTAGAACAACTCGAAGCACGTGAAAGGGAATTGAATCGACGTTAACTATTGACGAATATCCAGAATGACCTAAAAGAGAATGAACTACCAGTCGAATTAGCCGATACGTTAATCACCATCGAGGATAACGAGAAGATTAAAGAACGTATTACGACGATTAAGGAGTTTATCGACAAATCAGTCAACGAAAAGGTAAAAGAAGCATTAAGACAAGATACACCAAGTGAGTCAACGGGCGAAATTAGTAACGATCCGTTTGCCGCTAAATTACGAAAATATCAAAATTAAAGGGGAAATGTAAAAATGCCAAACAACAATAATCAAGCAGTTAGACGTTACGAAAAACAATTCAAGGATTTAATTCAAGCCGTATTCGGACACCGAGCGTACTTCCGTAACTTTTTCGGGGGTGGAATTGAAGCGCTAGATGGAGTAAAGGAAAACGCAACAGCTTTTAGTGTTAAAACGAACGATATGCCAGTTGTAATCGGAACATATGACACCGATGTGAATGTTGGTATGGGTACAGGTACATCTAATTCAAATCGCTTTGGTGAGCGTAAAGAAGTTATCTACCAAAATACAGACGTTCCGTACACGTGGAATTATGCAATTCACGAAGGTATCGACCGTTTCACGGTAAACAATGATTTAGATGCGGCAATCGCTGACCGTTTGGACTTACAAGCGAATGCAAAGTTAGAAGAGTTTAACGCACATCATTCGGAGTTCATTTCATCTGTTGCAGGTAAAACAGTTGATGCTACAGGTCATGAAGATGTTGTAAGTTTGTTTAACGAACTTTCCGCATACTTCACGAATAAAAAGACGATTGGAACACGTTATGCAGCGGTTACACCGGAAATCTACAATCAAATTGTTGACCATCCAGCAGCTACGACTGAAAAGCGATCAAGCGCAAATATCGACGATAACACTGTATTAAAGTTTAAGAGTTTCATCATCGAGGAATTGCCGGAAGATGCTTTCCAAGACGGTGAGACAGTTTATGCTTACATCGAGTTTGTTGGTAAAGCATTCACAGGAATTTCAACAGCAAGAACTATCGAATCAGAAGATTTTGACGGAGTTGCTTTGCAAGGTGCAGGATTAGCGGGTGAATATATCCCAGAAGATAACAAAGCCGCAGTTGTAAAAGTTACAGGAATGCCGACAAAAGTAGATGAAGGTTAATGGCTAAATATCGAGTTACTAAAAAGTTTAGGGATATTCACACGAAGGAAGTTTACGAAATCGACCAAGAAATCGAGATGACAGTTAGACGGGCAAATGAAGTCATGAAGAATTTAGGTAATGATAGGCTTGTCCGTTTAGATGCTCCAAAAAAGGAGTGATACTATGCTACAACGCATTAAAACAGTATTAGGTATTGAGGACACGTTACAAGACGATGTCCTCGATATTCTAATTGAAAACGTAACAAACCACCTTAAAACATTACTAGGCAAAGACGTACCTGAACATTTGAAATTTATCGTCGAAGAAATCGTCATACGTAGATTTAACAGGATTGGAACGGAAGGCATGAGGTCAGAATCAGTTGAAGGGCATCGAGTAGATTTTTATGATTTAAAGGATGAGTTTACACCATATATGCCAATAATCGAAAGTGAATCTGATAATGGGACTGGTGGTCGTGGGCGAGTGATGTTCATATGAGATTTGCAGATAGAATCACTTTTGTTAGTAAGGGAGAAAGTTACTATGATCCTTACGAAAATAAATACGTTGAAGGTGAACCACGATATGACACCAAGCCATGTAAACTATCATCACTAGGAATGGACCGCACACAGCAGTTGTTCGGAACGTTAGACAAACGAATTACAGTCGCACGATTACAGCGTCCATACGAAAAGGAATTTGACCATGTGGAAATAAACCACAAAAAGTACACCGTTACAGGTATATCTGATTACCGTAAAGGTGTTTTTTATTTAGAAGGTGCATTTTAATGCGAAGTATACGAATAGTAGGGGCGGCTGATTTAATCGATGCACTAAATAAAGCGGCGAACATGGATGACATACGAGAAACAGTCCAATT